CAGCAGAAGTCCCAGCAGAAGTCCCAGCAGAAGTCCCAGCAGAAGTCCCAGCAGAAGTCCCAGCAGAAGTCCCAGCAGAAGTCCCAGCAGAAGTCCCAGCAGAAGTCCCAGCAGAAGTTCCAGCAGAAGTCCCAGCAGAAGTCCCAGCAGAAGTCCCAGCAGAAGTCCCAGCAGAAGTCCCAGCAGACCCCCAAGAAGAAGATGATATTGAATCATTAATAATGATGTTTGAAAAAATGAAAATAGAAGATGATATACATATAAAAAATGATCCTATTGATTTACTTACTATTTTGTTTGAAAAAATGAAAATATAACATATGTATATTTGTAAATATTTAGCATTTCAGTTATCTTGTGGTTTCTTTATAATAAATATAATATTATAATATAATTATATCATTATGGAGATAGAAAATACGATAATAATAGAGGAAAAAAATAATTCAGATATAAAAAACAATGTTAAAATCCCATCACAAATAATTATAGATGAAACGATTGAAATACCTTCAAAACCAATCCCATTTTGGTATGAAAATCCAAATATATTGTTTGATCCAAATTACACGTTTGAATTTTTTCCCGTAGAAACAATGGAGTATAATCAAAAACTCAATGCTATTTCACGTGCCGTAATTGTTATTACAATAATAACTTTTTTATTTACTCGTAGCATTCGTCTATTAACGATTTCAGCTATTACTTTGACAGCTATATTTGTTCTTTATTATTATCAAAAACATGAATTAAAAAAATCAAAGAAAATTGTGGAAGAACATTTTGAGAACCAAGCCGATGAAGTTTATCGCAAATACAATTATGAAAAAAATCCGAATGTATTCGATAAACCTAACACAAATAATCCTTTTAGTAATATTTTGATACCTGATTATAATTATAACACAAATAAAAAACCCGCACCCCCATCTTACAATGATGATATAAATAATGAAATTTTGAAAGAAGCAAAAAAAATGGTTGAAGAATTGAATCCGGGACAACCTGATATTTCGGATAAATTGTTTAAAGATTTAGGAGAACAATATGTATTTGAACAATCATTACGTAATTTTAATTCAAATCCTGCTACTACTATTCCAAATGATCAAAAAGGATTTGCAGAATTTTGTTATGGATCAATGGTATCATCACGAGATGGTAATCCTTTCGCTTTGGCACGTAATTTACCCAGATACAATAATTATTAAACCATCGACAATTTGAAATGGAACACCGTAAAAAGCGTCAGTTCAAACCTTTGAAGAAATCAAATGTTTAATTTACCAAAGACATAAACCGTTTTCAATAATCAAATGTTTACAATAATTATAATCCATACATGCGCATTACAAATCATTGACGGTTTAATGAGTATAATGATTCCAATAATATAATATTTTATATATTATACTATTCATTCATAAAATGACAACAACAAATGATTATATGTTTAATAATTTAGGACGTATTGGTGCGGATACAGTTGACAATACACAACGTAATTTAGCAAATACTCGTTATGCGAATTATATGTTAAATGATCAATTTAGTACACTGAATTCAACTACACATATTAATTTTGCTACACAACAACCTAGTATCAATTTTCGTGGTACGGGTGGTGGTGCGGGTGTTCCGGGAATTGCTATCGATTATGATTCATTATTGACCATAAAAACAGATCAAGAACGCGCTTTTGAACGTTTACAATTGAATCAGCGTCCTTTTATGACAATTCCTTATTTAGGAAGAGGATCTGTAAATCCAGTATTAGAATCCCAGATGCTAATCGGTGAATATATAGGTGAAAAAAAAAGCGACAAGACTATAATGGATAAGGGTTTTATAAATTATAACGATTATCCTTTAATGGACGATGTTAAAGAACGTATTACAAATCCAGCTTATTCTGTAGAAGAAGCTGCATTGAATGGCTGGACTCGTGGTGGGGCGTCGTCAAGAGATATGGCAAATGATCGTTCTATTTCTACAAATCGTTAATTGTATATATTTAGACATTTTTGTGCGTTTGAAAGTTTTATCTCATAAGAATATCTTTAGATAATATATATTCTTATTAAAAAATGAGTGCTCTTCAACAACATGCTTTTAACGGTGGAAATTTTTTAGAACAACATGGTGGTAAAAGTCGTAGTCATAGAAGCCGTAGTCATAGAAGTCGTAGTAATAGAAGTCGTAAAAGTAGAAGACATCGTCGTTTTTCTGGTGGTGATGAACATCAAAAATTATTTGGAGGACAACGCCAACAACAAGGCGGAAAAAGCAGAAGACGTTCTATGCGCCGCCGCCATAAAAAGTAAATTTAAAAATAAATCAATATAAAATAATTCAATCTCGTATGTTATATACGAGATGGAAGAAGAAAAAATTTATAATACTGATATTTTAGTAGAATATAATGATAATTTAGAATATCGACGATGTTTACGAGATGTATTTATAATGAATGTATCATTGAGAACAATTGAATTACAAAACACGTATGGTGAAAAATGGGTTTCATTTGAAGATGAAACAAAAGATGAATTATTATTTGACGAAAACACATCACAACGAGTAATTGACCATATATATAAATTGACTCATAAAATACCTGAATTTAAAGAATTATATTTGAAAGCGGCTGCTACTATGATTTCTGAAGATTTGAATTTGGGGTTAGTTATTTTGCTTTCTTATGATCATTTTTCAGATTTTCATAATTGTTTGGTGAGTTTTTTAACTTCCAATAGCTTGAATGATATTACTTTATATTGGATTCAATATTTAATGAAAAAATTTGATAAAAATACATAATGGTCATATGCATTTGAAGAATTCAATTAGGACATTTTACACGGTGTAAATCTTTACTAGTATATAATGTCAATGTGTATACAAATTTATATTATATATATTATATATTATAAAATATAATGACTTCCACAAGAAATAGAAATACCCCAGATGATTATCGTTTAGAAAAAACACAAAGTATTCGTCCTTGTGATTATTCAACTTATATCCAATCATCATATGGTATTGTGAATACAACATATTTCCCCGGAAATGGTTTGATTGGTGCTCGTATTCCTCGATCGGAATTATCTACAAATTCTTGTGATGTGGAAACAAAATTATTTGGTATTGGATCTTGTAATTTAGAAACACCTCAAGTAGAAATTGTTGCACAAATAAATCCACATCAAAGTTTGAATATTTGTGATCGTATTCCATTATTGATTCCAAATCCATTGATTGTAAATAAAACTCAGCAACGTCCTTTGTTTTTGAACTAATTGTCAAGTTTTTTTGTTGTAATTCGATGATTTTGTTTATTTTTATATTGTCGAAAAGATGTATTTTTAGAACGACTACGTTTTTGAGAACTGGGATATTGTTTCAAAAAATGCTCAACTTCTTTCGAAGACATTCGAACCTTGTATGACAAAGCATCTTGCTCGGTTTGGGGCTCGGGCTTGGCTTCGGGCTCGGGCTCGGGCTCGGGCTCGGGCTCGGGCTCGGGCTCGGCTTCGGGCTCGGGCTCGGGCTCGGCTTCGGGCTTGGCTTCGGGCTTGGCTTCGGGCTCGGGCTCGGTTTGGTATTCATCTAAATCATTGTCATTGTCATTGTCATTTAAGAAGAGTCGTTTAAGAATATCATCTAAAAATAAATTATCGTAATTCTTAGCAGGTGGTAATATGTTACATTTAAAAAAATCCAATTGAGCATGATGATTTAATATACTATAATCCCCTTCAGATATAATTTCAATCGGTAACTCAATTTGAGCAATAATATATTTTTTTTGATTTTTGTTTTTTTTTGAAATATTATTAATCATATTTTGTATTATCATAATACGATTATTTTATGTTGATTTTATGTTGAATTTTTTATTTCTATTTTATCTCTATTCTCTTTGGTTTTTCTCTTTGATTTTTCTTTTGATTTTTGTCTTGTTTTTTTTGTTTGATTTACTTTTGGATATTCGTCATTATCGTCGTCATCATCATCGTCATCATCATTTATGAATACTAACGGTGGTTTTTTTACATTATTAGTATTTTTATTTGTTTTATTATTTGTTTCTTTTGATGAAGTACTTTTTATAGTGTATTTAATTTTTGGATATTCTGGTTGTGGTTCTGGTTCATTATTTATTTTTTTCATATAATCTCGTACACGTTTATCTTGAATTTTTCCACCGTAACCATTACTATTTTTTATAATTGCTTCAGCTTCTATATCTGCTTCATCTTTTATATTTGCTTCATCTTTTATATCTGCTTGATATACATTTTCTATATTTTCGTTAGGTGCATCTTCTATACCTGCTTTAGCTTCTATACCTTCATCAGCTTCTTTTATACACATAATAGGTAATTTTTCATTATACAATCCATATAAGACAAAATCTTTTTCATCTTTATCTTTATCACTAGCATCACAAATAACAGTTGTTGTATTTAATTTCGCAATATTGTCTAAGAATTTTATTGTTCCAATTGGTGTAGCTTCATTATATGTATCTATTTTTTCAATAATACTTTCAAAAAATATATTTTGATCATTATTAAATGGTTCTGAATTTAAATTAAGAGAATAATATGTATGTATTTTTTCAATATATTTATCAATATCAATACCTAATGATGTTACTAAACCATTTTTGTAATTATTTTCTTTACCATCAATTTTGCTATTAATATTATCAAGGATTTCTTTTGTAATATCCATAACAAGTTTTTTTTGTTTTTTAAATTTTCCATCGTTATCCACCTTATGACATCTTTTATTGAATAATTCTTTGTATTTGTAATATGCTATTTTTAATTTATTATTATCAATATAAGCAAGTGCAGGATTATTATTTCTGAAACAAGAAATATTAAATACACAAAAAACAGCAACAAGTAATTTTTCGTAAAATTCCTTGACTGTAAAATTTTTCATTTTTTTGTAAATATTTTTATTTTTATTTTTATCACCATTTATCTCTATTTTGCCATACATTGATATGGTATAATTAAAAAAAATCCAATCAATAAGATCGGATTTAAAACCAGAAGGTGTATTTTTACTTATCAATGAATTATAATCACTGAAAGTAAAATTATTGAAACGTTTTACCTTATCGCCATTGAAACAATTTGTTTTAGATGGACAATAATCAGACAAACAATCTGTATAAAAGTCAGGCGAATAAAATATTGTATCTTTATTTTTTACACGCATTATATCTTCAAAATTGTCTCTTAATCCAGATAATGATTTATTAATATAATTTCCTTCGGTCAATCGATTATTACAAATAGGTCTAATGTCTTTGTAAAGAGATAATGTTTTGTAAATTTTCTCCATAGTGAAACGTAAAAAAGCATATAATTGAGTATTTTTGAACTCGGTATTACCTTGACATATTAATGTATATTCGTATTTGTCATCATCAGTATCCCATGGTTTGAAAGCATTTTCATAACTTTTTAAAAAAGTAAATGTCTTATTTAATATTTTGTTTTTAATTTCGGTTTTATAATTATCATCAATAATACCAAAATCACATGTTTCAAATTCTTTAAGTTTTTCACATATTAATCCAGCAACAACGGTAGTATTATTATTATCAAAATTATTAATTCCGCATTGTTTAATAAGAAAATCTTTTATTTCGTTATCATAAACAGGTTGTATTTGTTCAAATATATCAATTAACTCAATACTCTTATGATGACTAAAACCAAAATATTGACTTTCAATAAGTTCTTTTAAAAATGGAACTTGATGTTCATTTTTATCATTTATTATTTCAGTAATTACTTTTTTAATAATATCACTAACAATCACATTATTTAATTTTATTTCATTGCAATCTAATTTTATTTTTTCAGGTTTTTGTAGTTTAATACTATTATATGTATTTAAAAATTTTGTGTCTATATTAAAAGCATTACCAAATATTATGTGTTCAAATAATTCTCGTTTAAAATTGTTTAAATTTTTATTATAATCTTGTTGTATTATTTTTTTTACTTGTTGATTTTCTTCTTCCATTGTATCATTTTCGCTTTCTAGTTTTCTTTTTTCTTTTTCCATTGTATCATTATCAGTTTTAGTTTTTTCTTCTAATTCTTTTGTAAGCATATTAAAAGTATTAAGTTCTTCTTTAATATTGGTAATACGGTCGTTCACGAAAGACGAAATTATGGGGTCAGTTGATTTATCTAACGATTCTATTGTTTCAATTTGTATTTTTGTACTATCTGGTTCATTTGATTTTTTATATTGATTCATAAAGTTATGAATTTTATCATTATAATATTCTTCAAATATATCTATTGCTTTGTTCTCGGTTGTAACAACATCATCGTAATTTGCCAGTGAATATTTTATATCTAGCAATATTTCTGTGAGATAGGCCTTACCATTAAGATTAAAAATCAATTTAAAACCATTCGAATCCTTATCAAAGCGAATATCATATCGAATATTATGTTCTTCGTCTTTAATTGTTATATCTTTTAAGGATTCTAGTAAATACTCTTTTTTTAGTATAGATTCTTTATTTATTTTAACACCATCAGGAACAAAATACTTATTTAAATCTTCACCATCGTGTTTAAAAAAATATTTTTTAAGGATTTCATATCTTTCTGTTTTTTTTTGTAGAGTTGGATATTTGGTTAATTCATCAATTAATTGTTGTTTAAAGTCAATCGCTTCATCAGGATAATTTCTAAAGTCGGGTTGTATGGTTTTGATTAATTGAAAATTGTTATTATCATGTCCATAAATTTGTTCATGTATGGTTAGAAAACTATATGTATCAAAACCCTTAATTTGAACGATTGTTCTTTTATTAACTTTATTATGATATTCGTCATTAGTAGTAAAAATTATTTTCAGAAATGGTAATTTCCATAAATTAGGTTGTAAACCATTTTCTATTGTTAGAGCGTTTTCAACAGCTGTTTCTATTTTTTCAATATGATTTTTATTAATATTACTTTTATCATTAAAAAATTCATCATGTTTAGTTTTATCAAATGAAATAATACCATTATCAATAGTAATAAATGCTATCCAATATACATCAGAAAGCATAAGACTAGAATCTTTTAAATTGAGACTCTCGGTATTGTTATTGTTTATTGTGACAGATAGGTTTCCAAAATTATTTTTGTTATTATTTATTATGTCTTCTATATTTTTTTTTTTAGTAGTGTATTCGTTTTTTTCAAAATTAAACAATTTGTTTCTTTCAAATGTTTTAACCTTATCATTAATCTCATAATCTTTTAAAGTACTTATATCTTGACCTATAAAAATGGTTGACAAAGTAGTATTAAATTCATTATTATTTTTATCTTTTTCTTCTAACTTTTTAATATATTCATTATATACATTTTGAAATATGTTATTATTTCTTAGTTTGGTTTTATTATTTTCATTTTGTCTTAAATCATTTATATCCTCAGTATATCTTTTTATATAATTTTCATTAATCGTTCCTCTCATATCCTTTCTATATGTAAAACTATCATTAACGTAATAATCTAGTTGTCCTATTTTTTCGAAAGCATTTTCTTCGATTTTTTCAATTTCGTTTTTGGTTTGTTTACTTTGATTTACTATTTTCTTACTTAAACCTTCTATTTTTGTTTTATTATCTGCAATACTTTTTTCGGTAAATTTAATAGTATTAATCTCTTCAGAAAAAATAACTTCTTTTAATTCTTCTTGAGTTAACCTACTAATTTCATGATCAATTTTTTTCTTGAATACTGTATTAGCTTTTTCTATTTGATTAAAATTTGTATTAAACTCTGGTATACGACTTATGTCAATAAGTTTATTATAAAGACATTTTTTATAAATCACATTAAGAATATTTGAAAATAATTCATTAATTTTTTCATAAACATTTATTAAATTTGTAGAAAGTGTTCCAGTACCAAGTTTAAATGAACCATAACTACCCAAATAAAGATTTATACCATCTTGATCATATTCATTATCTGCTTCAAAAAATTTAATTGTTTCTCGTAACAATTTTCTATCTATATCAAGTTTCTCAAAATCTGTTTTTAATGTTTGACGATTTACACGTTCAGGATTAGATTCACCAATACCAATATAATCATCATCAATGAGAGTAAAATTATCATAATCTGGATTTAATAAACGCATTTTATTTTTAATTTTATCTCTAGTAATTCTTGGATCACCATCTTGATTATGAACATTTGTACCATATTGTGTTGTATCTTTTATAAAATTTGTCGGAGGATCTCCTATTGGTTCATTACTATAATAAGGATTCACTTTATTAGGGTCTTTTATACCTTCATCACGTGGCAAAGATAAAAACGCATCTAAAATTGATGAATTACCACATTTAAATGCGTTTTCTACACCAGCAAAATCACCGACAAATAAATTGATAGGATTACCTTTATCACAATTTTGATTATTATTATTTTCTTTGTATAAAAACATATGAAGAAGAACATGACTACGAGAACTATTTTCATTATTTGTTGTAGCTTTTACCAAACGATCTTTGTCTACTAAATATTGACAAACATTACCCAATGTTAATAAATTCGGATCTACACCATCACTATCAAATTGATTACTACGTTTTACACGATTTTTTAATTGTTTTATCACATCATTCAAATTTTTTATTTTATAAAATTTACTATTACGTTCAATAAGTTTTCCTTCAATTTCGCTTATAGATACAAAAGCAGGTCCTTCGAGAGTATCATTATATGTATTAATATTAATTTCAAAAGGGTCTTCATTGCTTCCAATGTTTGCACTATTATTTTTTTTAATTTTTTCAATATCAACAATTTTATAATTATTCATAACAATGAATCCTTCTTTTGTATCGGGTCTTTCAATACGATATTGATGTTTTACAGTATTTGTAATTTTATTAAACAATTCTTGAATTTTATTACTCGATATAGTGGCATTTGCATTAATACCGCTACTGCCATCATTACCATTACCATTACCATTTTCAATTTCATTCATAATTTTAATAAAATCTTTATTATTATTATCATCAATGCGATCTAAAATAAATCCAGACGCTGATTCTTTAAAAATAAAATTGAATGAATCACACTCGTCATTATACGAGCTTTTATTACATTTATCTAGGTTTTGGTTGGAATTATAAAATTCTTTCATTTTTAATTCCAAAATTGTATATCCATATTTAGTAAAAGAGTTACAAAAATGTGTAATAATACCATTACGTTTTTCCACATCACCTTTATTAAAATAGATTAAAGACGATGTTTTTCCAGCACCACTAGAACCATAACCAAATGTAAAAATAGGTTCACCTTTTATGGCACGTTGACGTAATTGTTCGAATTTTTCATCATGTGAAATATTGTAATTATCTACTTCAGGATAATAAATTTCTGAAAAATTACCAAATAAATATTCGCAATTTGGATAATATTTAGGGACAACATCATTATCATCTTTTTTATAAAATAATTGTTCTATCTCTTTTTTTTCGCCTTCTTTGCCATCTTCAATTATATTTTGTGTAACATTCATTAAATTATTATTTTCAAATTTGTATATTTTTGTGCTTTGAGCTTCCATAGTATCATTATATCCAATACGAATCAATGGTTTTCTATATTTATGTTCTTTAATCATATAGCGAATATTGTATCTACCATCACTAATATCTCTGGCACTTATATTTGTTAATTTTAAAAACGTAAAAATTTTATTTTCATTTTGTTTTTTGATATATTTTTCTAATCGATTAATAAATAAATTGATCATATTTATATTAGCATCATTAGCGATAAAATTATTTAAATAAAAATAATTTTTATTATAACATTGAATAAAATAATCAAAATAATGATTCATGAGAAGATTATCACAATTTTTTTCCAAATATGCATTTAATAATTTATTCAAATTTAATATATGGATATAGCAATGGTTTTTACTGAAATCTGATAATTCTTTGTCGTATTTTTTTTGTTTTTCGATTTCCTCTTCAATATTTATTTTTTTCTTAGAAAATGTTTCTACTCCGGGAATATTTTTACGATTATTAAATACACTAAGAATTTTGAAAACAATTTCATTTTCATTTTCAACATTATCATATTCAGTTTCTTTCATTAATTTTATACCAATTGGTTTGGCAAATTTTTTTATGAAACTAGTGGGATCTTCAATAAGCTCGTCATTGTCATCACCTAATTCAAATTCATCAATACCAAACATATTAACGACATTGTATACATTTACAAAAATGGTGGAATAAAATAGTTTAATAAAATTAATAATTGGTTTGTTATTACGATTTCTAAAAATAATGTCATTAATACTATGGATATCTAATGAATTCAAATGTATAAATAATTTAGAAAATATAAAATTTTTATTGGAATGTTCCAAAAATTCAATGATACGTTCTCGAATTTTGCTATTTCCTTCAGGGTTAGGGTTATCATTGAATTTACCAAAATTATTATATTCCTTTATAATTGTACGATCGAAATTTGTATCACTAGATGTATTATCAGATTTAGGAAGTTTATTTTTTTTTTCAAGGTCTATTATTTTAACACTTAATTCTTCGATAAGTGGAAAAGTAAATGCGCGTACAATAAAGCGTTTATAATTTTTATAAAAATGAAAAGCGTATTTTGCTTGTTTTATAATATCAGATTCATATGTTTTACGTTTAAATATGTCAAACCTATCCAATTTTACATAATTTTTAAAAAAGGTTTTGAAATCATATTTTGAATCAAGTTTTTCAAAAAAATTGGGCTTTGTTTTGGTATAAAAATCGTAAATATAACTATCATATAAAACAAGATAATTGTTTTTAGTACACGCAACTGTCAAATCAGTGTCAGTCAAAGTGTCATTCAAATTTTCAAATCCAAATATTTGTTCATATTTGGTTTTACCTAATTTTTCTAAATTACGAAATTCATCTTCTTCGTTATCAGATTCATACGAATATTCTTCTGGGGATTTTTCTTCTGGGGAATTTCCTTCTGGGGAATTTTTATCTTTAACAAATAAATTATATTTTTTCAAAAAAAGTAAACTTGCGCGAATATTATTTAAAAAATATTTTTCGATTACATCTTTGTAATTGAAATTTTCATTACGCTTGACAATACCTAAATGAAAAATATCTTTGAATAAAATTTTAAGTTCATTTCCAATAGTTCTTCTACGTAGGTTTACCCAGTCTTCTTCATTTGCGGGGTCACTCGCGGGGTCACTCGCGGGGTCACTCGGCTTGTATTTTTTATTGACCATTCCTGGATTTTCTTGAATAATAAAATCAAAATCAAAATCTAAGATATTATCACTATATATTCCAGAAAGTATATGCTTCAATAATTTCATAATATAACATCTAGCTTGATCATCATATTTTTTTGGTTCATTAAAATCCAATAAATATAATTTTAATTTTTTAAAAAGTTCGATAAAAATATTTTTATCATAAGGACAAAGTTTGTTAAAAAAATCAATTTGACTTTGTGATTTATTTTCATTATCAAACAAAAAATTTGTAAAAAAATGTAATTGATGATTTACATCTTGGGTTGTAACCAATTCATTTAAATCAACATTACGCATATATTTACTTTTTTTTAACAGTGATTCTTTTTTTACGTCTGTCTTTTCTTGTGATGTTAGTTTATCTAAACGAAATTCAGAAATATCGATTTTAGATCTTTCGTCATCCTTATCTACCTGTCGATAATAATCCCAATCAATCCCTCCTTTATTGTATCCAGTATGAGGTTGAGTTTCTTCATCATTAATTGGGTTACCATTATTATCGATACGTACTATATTTGTTTTCATATTATTTTTCTCATAATGACCCATAATTGGTACAATTTGTAAACCAGTTTTACATTTGCTTAGATTAAACAAATTACAAATCATTTCTTTAAGATGAGGATTATCTTCTGCAGTGCTAGTTATATTCTTTTCTGTTAATATTATATATTCAATCATTTCATAAATTTGTGTAATATCCGTTGGACCCTGAGAGTATCCAGAAAGATCTGTTTGATCACTTTTTTGCTTTAATGTTTCACGATATTTTTTAATCAAAAAAACAATATCATTAATAACATTATCTGTAATAGATTCTTTTTTATATTTTTTTAAAATGTCAGTTATTTTTTTTATATCTTTAACAAATTGCGATATATCTCCATTTTTATTTGTTAAATCAAAATATTCATTCCAAATATTATTAGGAGGAGTAGAAGTAAGAGAAGTAAGAGAAGTACGATCAGTTTCAGTTATTCCCTTAATTTTATCTAGTTCGTTATATTCAGAGAGTTTTTCATCTAAAAAAATATCATCTTCATATTTTGATAATAATAAATTTATATTTTCTATTTCATCAGTATATTTTTTTTTTTCGTCATATGAACAACTTTTTTCTATATCTTCTTTTAATTTTGTTATATCATCTTTTAATTTGGTTGTTTTTTTTCTTTTTATATCATCTTTTTTATTTATATCTTCTTGTTTGTTTTGTGGTGTCGTTTCAGATGTGTTTGAAGCGTTTACAATATTTTCTTTTAAAGTATCTGTAATAGCTCTTTTAAATACTGTCACAATTTCCTTTATATTGTCATCATTAACATTAACATTATATATCTCTTTTATTTTTTCATCGATATTTTTAACTGTTTCAACAACCGTTGACATAACAAATATATATATATATATATATTATACTTTATATTCATATTTTACGCTTTCTAAAGAAGGTGGTGAACGAAATAACAAAGTATTTGTATTTTAGTCTCACATATTAGGTGTGAAATTAGTAACACAAAGAAGCAATATGATTCATATAGTTAAAGATTTGTAATGGGTTGCTTGTAAAATGTGTCTAATATTAGGCTTCGTTAAATTTAACTATAATTTTAACTGTTTCTTTTTTGATACATTTACAAGCAGAAATAGAGAGTTCTTCACGTTTTTTTCTTGTTTTACCATTTGTGTCATTGGCTAAATTTGAACGCTTTGATATTGGTATATTTGTAATGGATTCCAATTCGGTGGGTGATTGTTTGCGACGAGAAGTGCTGTTTCGTGAATTCATATCATTTTCAATAATCGCATAATTTGTCTCAATAAAATTAATAATTTGATTTTCTATTGCCCATTTGAAAAAATTTAGTTGACCTAAAGTAGTTTCCATGTAATTCGCATCATCATATGGAATAGAAATACGTTCCCATCTACAAAATGGATCAAATCGAACTTTGGCATAAGCTTTGAGTTTCAATTTATATTCATGATAAACTTTGAAACGTACCATTTCACCCAAATGGTTGGGTATATCATAAACTGTAAAATATTTTTTCGCAAAATTTGTAACAAACCAATCTACAATACGTAGTGAAATACGAGATTCTCCGTTTATTATAGAGACCATACGTTTCAAAAAATCGCGATTTTCATAGAATTTCATAAGAGTTGCAAGTAAAAGTTCATTTTGCGTTTTACACTGGTTTACATTCAACGACATTTATTTAAAATTAAATTAATTATAAGAAATACCTTATGATATTTTTTATATCGTTTTTGATTCTTTGATTATAGTATTTGGATTTTGATGAATATAGTGAATTTATTATTTCAATAGTCTTATTGAATTTACATGAGATAGGAAGGTAGAGAACTTCCTTGATTCTCTTTTCTTTGTAAATACATATAATAATATTTCATTTGATTGTATTTGAATTTCAATAATATTACATTATTTACCATAAAAGCAATGAATAAAATGAGTGTTCTATTTTCAATGAAGAATTGTAAAACAACAACCATAATGAAAAAGGTGAAGAAGAATAAGAATTCTCTTGCAGCAATATCGGCCAATAAATTCACAAAGCAAATAATTGCTACTGCGTAGAATACATAGCGGTTCTCTAAAATGTCTTCCATCATCTTATATACAATGAAGTGATATTATTACATAAATAATTTGGATCCAATGTTGCGGAAAAAGAATCCACCATAAGGAATATTATTTTGGAGTGCTTTTGTCAATGTTTTATCACTAATTTGTAGCATTTTTATACATTTATATTTACAAATAAATTCTTGAACTAATTCTTGATTCAAATTAAATTTACCTACACCATCTTTATACAATAGAGGTTGTCCATGTTGATTCTCAAATTGAGTCCGAATATTTTCATCACATTTATCATATAACATATAATAATGACCACGAACAATAGAAGTATGTTTTACAGGTGTATCTAGAGAACCACCATTAAGTCCATTTTGCGTAGCGGCAGTTTTTCTGTCCAAATATACATTTAATATTTGTGTTTTTTCTGAATTTAATTTGGCGATATATCCTAAGTTTTGTGGTCGGGTTTTGACGGTTGGCTCAATTTCACCTAATATATTCGGGTCGTCATCACGGCTTCGATATGCCCACCTAAACCCATATAAAATGTGGTTTTCTTCAATTGCTTTGACTATAGATGAACGGCAATATTTGTGTTTGGATTCTTTGATACATTCTGCGATAGATTCGTATGTCTTAATCAATATCATTGTTTCGGGATTAATCATTTGTAATCTCGGTCCGAGTGTTACAAGCGTTTCATTAAAATTCGTTCTTGTTTTTATAGTTTGTATATTATTATTTTGTTCGATTTTATTGAGACGTTCTAATATAATATTTTGCGTTTGTTGAATGTTACGTAATGTTTCCATAATATTATTGTTATCGTTAGGTGATTTGATTAAATCTTCTAACATATACATAAAATCGATTTGTTTCATTTCATTAAATGTTTGAATATTCGATTCGATAATGCGAACAACCGTAGAATATGATAGTTGTTTTCCAATATAAAACAATTCATTTTCGTTTTCATGACCAGGTAAATCTTTGGTTTTTGATCGATAGATTTGTTCGTGATTATGAATAAAACATTCAAAATCCTTACTCTTTGCTACCGTGAAACAATTCAATAAAACACATTCTTCGTAATTACGTTTATGTTCATTATAACGGTTTTCAACACCACGTCTACTTTCACCGATTTTAATAATATAATGACCATTTTCGAATGTTTTTACACGAATAATATAGATAATAGAACCGATGTGTGCATAGTCTCTGAGAAGTATTTTTTCACGTTCTAATTCTTTCATTTTTTCTAGATTTTTTTGGTTATTTTCATCATTTTGTGAAATTGTATTTTTTGCCTGTTCTAATTGTAATTTTAATTCTGTGCTTTCTTCTTCCATAACTTCATGTAACAATCTTTCTAATTTTACGAAATATTCATGAATTTCATTGGCTTTTTTTGTTCCTGCTTTGATACAGAATAATTTGAATGTTTCGATATTTAACATAATTTGTTCACGATTTTGTCCACCTTTTGTTTGATTTTGTCGCTTTTGTTGTAACAAAAGCGATGAATTGTTATCCCCCGATTGGGTAAGCGATGTTTTATAATCCTTATCTATAGTAAAATTTTTTTCTAATAGCATTTTAGCGTTAACTTTTTGTTTAAACCCTAACCATTGCCAAATATTATCCAAATCAATGATAAAATCATTGGTCGGATGATAATTTAAATAACAGAAAAAAGAAGAAATGAACAATTGTTGTTGTGATTCGGTAAATTTATCCTGTATTTTTGTCAAAAGACGACTATTATACGTATTAGAAAGTTTGACAATCGGGTTTGATTCGATTAATTGAACGATATTCAGAGAGCAATCCATGGTATTATATCATAATATATATTATTGTCTCTAAGTTCATTTTTAAAATATATATTTTAAAAGCGATATATATTTTATTTTTATAATTTTAAAAGCAAATTGATTTTATTTTTGATAAATAAAAAGCAACAAGAACGCTTAATTACTGTAAGCTACACCAGCCATACCACTCATGACACGCAATACGTTGTAATTGACGGCATAAACACGAACCTTAGCGGTTGCGGTTCCGCTGACAGTCGCCGAGGAGAGCACCAACTGAAGGACGGCGTTGTCAATACGGGAGAAGTTACACGAACCGCTTGGTTGATGTTCTTCAGGTCTCAAGGCGAAACTATAAACATTGATACCAGTGTCAGGGTTGCGAGTGTGGTGTTGGAAAGGCTGAACAACATCGAAGTAAGAGCCTTCACGTTCAGAGAAACGATCTTGTCCATTGAGTTGTAGTTTAGCAGTAACACAAGGATTTTCACCCCAGCAATGCATGTCAAGGGCAGTTTCAGCAAGAACGAAAGTTCCAGCATCAGAGAGTCCAGAAGCGGTCATTGTATCATCGGTAGAATCGAAACCTGGGTATGTTGAAGTGCTGGTACCCCATTGTCCGTTATTATCACCTGTACCAGCAACATCAACAGCACCAGCCATTTGAAAAAGTCCAGACGCATTAATAAATGAATTAGAACCTTGTGTTTCAGCAGCTCCACCGAAAGCATGGATAGCATTGGGAAGAGCATCAAGAGCATCGGTATAATTGAAGGGTTGAGCACCCAAAATTTTGTAAAGGATTTGTCCAGCGTCCAAAGAAGAGCAGTAATCAACGTTGGCATCTGGCTGAACAACCCATATTAACTCTTTACAAGGGTGGTTAAAATTCAATTTGATTTTATTAGAAGAGGAACCGACGGATTCATCACCAGTAAATTGGAGTTGTTCGAAAAGATATTCGTGTGGGTTTTGTGCCATCTTGCGGCGCTCATCAGTGTCAAGGAAAATATAGTCAACATAGAGAGAGGCGGCAACTAAGGATTGTTGGTAAGCTGCGGAGACGGAAACAACACCACTGGTTGAGGAAAGGGAAGAAACGGCCCACAAGCACTCACCAATAGGACGAAGATCGAGATTGATCTTCACTTCATGATATTGAAGTGCAATCAAAGGGAGAGCCAAACCAGGGTTGCGGCAGTACCAGAAAAGTAAAGGAATATAAAGAGTGGTTTCAGGAAGGGCTTTACGAGGTGCGCAAACTTGTGCATGACTACCAGCAGCAGCACAAGGACCGTTGATATCGGCAAAAGTAGGATCAGTGATATAAGTGAGCTGTGTGGTGTTTCCAATCATCTTGAAATATCCACGGCGTTGTTCGGCACTAAGGGTGAGTTGATTCCAGATATGCATCCAGTCACCATATTGACGATCAATGCGCTGACCACCAATTTCAACCTCAACTTGGGCAACAATTTGCTCACCAATAAAATCCAACCAACGAGCATAAACACCAGTATTTCCAGCAGCCATGGATTGATTGATCTCAGGAAGAGTCAATTGAAGATATGTGCGGTAGCAGAGATCTCCATTACGGGAGATTGTGCAAGTGACACGACGACCAAAGTCAGCTTGTCCAGAAAAAGTTTGTTCGATGGATTCCATCGCAAAATTAGTATGGCGTCTGTAAGAGACCTTCCAAAATGTAATTTCAGGAGTTCCTGTGAGGAAAACATCCTGTGCCCCGTAAGCTACTAATTGCATAAGTGCGCCACCCATAGTTTATTATGTATATACTATTGCTAAAGAAAAAAATTTGGAATAATAAAAAAAATGTTATCAGAGATATTATTAACTAAAAAAATTATTATGTAAAAATATAAACAATACATAAAACAGGTAATATATTAATAATAATTTTAGTATAGTAACAAAAATACAATAAAATTGAAATAAAACTAAGAATCTCAATATTTTTTATATTATGTCTTGTCCACACGGAACACGTAAACGTATTTGTGTTGAATGTGACGGAGCTGGAATATGTATACATAAAAAACGTAGAGAAAGATGTAATGATTGTGGTGGCAATGAATTATGTCAGCATAATACCTATAAATATCGTTGTTATGAATGTAACGGCAACTCAATATGCGAACATAAAAAACGAAAAGAACGATGTAAAAAATGCGAACATTTGTATATTTGTGATCACAAAAACAGAAAGGCGACTTGTGAAGAATGTAAACAAGAACGGTTATGTCAACATAGTAATACAAAAGGAAAATGTATTTTATGTGACCCTAATTGTTTCCATTGTGAACATAATATAAACAAATATATTTGTAGAACATGTTCTAATTGGGCTTATTGTAAACATAATAAGTATAAACCACGTTGTAAAGAGTGTGGTGGTTCTGCACTTTGTCAATCCGAATTTTGTGATAAAATGGCTATCAAAAAATATAATAACTATTGTCTTACGTGTTGTATTCATATTTGTCCGGAAATCGAAGTGATTCGTAACTATAAAACGAAAGAACGTAATGTAGTAGATTGTGTATTGGCAAAATTTCCACATTATTCTTGGACAATCGACAAAAAAGTAGAAGATGGTTGTTCAAAAAGACGTCCTGATCTTATGTTGGATTATGGAACACATATTATTATAGTTGAAATAGATGAATATCAACACAAAGATTACGATAGTACATGTGAAAATAAACGTATTATGGAAATTTCGCAAGATTTACAACATCGATCCATAACATTTATCAGATTCAATCCAGATTCATATAAAAATTCAGAAGGCAAAACAATAACTTCGTGTTGGAGAACAAACAAATTGGGTATTTATACGGTGTCAAAATCAAAAGAATTAGAATGGAAGCAAAGAATGAATATACTTTTTGAAAAAATACAATATTGTGTAAACAATCCAAGTAGTAAAACAATAGATATTATCGAATTATTTTATTCATAATTGACAGTTTTTGTATAATAACTTCTACAACCTTCCTTATACAATGATGTTTATCGAGTCGAGTCTTCAACATTATAATCCACGTTCTATAAATATTGTAGAGTGTAAATAAAACTAAGAATCACAATATTTTATATTATGTCTTGTCCACAGTGAACACGTAAACGTATTTGTATCGAATGTTACGGACCTGGAATATATATATAGATAAAAACGAAAATAAATTTTATTTGTCTAATATATTTATATAACAATAGTATTTATAAGATAAATATGAATAAACTACCTGAAAGTTATACTTCAATGATACTATCTGAAAGCGATAGTAAAAATAGACTACCTGTAAGTGATAGTGAGATGGGACTATCTGGAAGTGATAGTGAGATGGGACTATCTGGAAGTGATAGTAAAATGGTACTACCTGTAAGTGATACTGAAAACAATGGAATTAATAACAGAAGAACAGTGAACAATATAAGATTGCTATTGAAATTATTAAGAAAAAGAGAAAAATTACAAAAACAACAACAAGAAGAAAAAGATTTAGAATCAATGTTAAAAAAAAAACCAAGATCAATGTCAAACGAAAAATCAGAATCAAAACAATCAATGTCAAACGAAAAATCAGAATCAAAACAATCAATGTCAAACGAAAAATCAGAATCAACATCACTAACGTTTTTTGATTCGAATTCAATAAGCCCATTGTCTCTTGAATCAAGATTAAACCGACCAACTACAGATTCTAGAATACCAGACCCTGCGGAAATAGCTGTTGAAGCATTAATGAAAAATCTAATAGAGCAACCTTTTCCAGTATTTGATACTGATTTCACTTTAAATCTAGGATATCAAAGAACAGAATCTTTAAAAAAACAAATTGAAAATTTAGATGAAGGTAATAAACAAAAATATCGTGAAATAGTTATGAAATATGAATTTTTATTTGATTACATTGATTTAGTACATGATTTCAAAGAATGTATTGACTATTTGGCATTTTTTTTAAAACAGCATGAAAATATAGAAAAAAAATTTACAGATGATTTCGTAAAAAAATTATGTAGTGTACGAGGAATAAAAGGTTATATTAAAGTTAAAGAATCATATGAATTACAAAAAGATATATTAGAAGAGTTTATACAGGAATTAAAAAAGTTAGGATTGATTATTTCTGAATTTAATAGAGATTATACCCCATTATTATTAGATAATATTAAAGATAATTTAGATGGTAAAACATGTTATACAGAATCAGGTAGGCTTCTAAAAAATGGTGTAGTACACGTAAAAAAAAATGATATTGCAGTTGTAGATGGTTGTCAAGTAGGAACTTGTAATAATGATGATGTAAGACAGGATCTAGAAGCATGGAGATATAGATTACTCGGGTTTATTGATTGTATTATTACACCGCAACCACAAAGCGTTGGAGATAGACAAGATAGAAAAACTATAATTGAATTAACAATGAACGACGATAATACAAAATTGAGTGTTGAAATTAATGGTTCAATTTCATTGAATAATGTTTTGTTGTTTTTACCAGAATTACAAAAAAGAGCAAGTAGAGGAAGTGGTAATGTTACAAATAAAATAAAAACACTTGAATTAAAAGATGCAAAAGGTAAAAATCATATGCTTGCTCATTATGAACCTGAAGACATTGCAAGGATTATAGAAAACAAGCCTAAATTTAAAATTTTATTTATAATGCTTAAAACTATATGTGATAAAACTTTTTTATCATTATTAAATGGATCAGAACCACATATTGATATGGTAGTTACAACTGATAGTTATCTTATGCTTTTACCATTTATTGCGCTTTTGAGTAATAACATTCCTTATTGTCCCGTTGTATATTTATCAAATCCAATAGGATTCAATATTTTTTCTTATGACATGAATTATCAAACTCCACAACAAGAATTAGTATATAAAGAAAAATATAGGCAATTGTATTTTTGGTGTCAATTTTTTAATATCAAGTTCGAACATGATTTTTTTGAAATATTTGAAACGCAATATTTAACATTTTTAAAATATTTTAAGGCTACTGATATATTTTTTGGTATTATAAAAGAAACGGTAAAATATTATGAAAATGATAATGATGAAATTTATGAAAATATTTGGGATTATTTACAAGCAAAATATGTTTTAAATTTAAAAAAAAAATTCAAAAAAAAAAAAAAATCTTTGAAAAGTGAAATTTTAAATATCGTAGAAAAAATGAATCGTGGTGGTGAAGATATTAGAAATTTATTATTGAGTGTTCCTAAAACGTTGAATATGAATGATGAATTATTTGGGTTTTTACAACAATCAAACATTTACAAACCTATTTCTGAATATGAATTATTACAACGTATATATGAAGAAGTTTTTAAAAAAGCAATGGGAACATCAGAAACTGCTAAAAAAATACTTGACAAATTGAGTCAACCTGGTAATATAGATTTATTAGATGTTGAAGAACGTAAAATAGTAAGAGATATAACGGAACTTATTAGTAATGATAACGCACCTGGGTATTCACAAGTAAGAAGAGATGTAAAAACCGATAATGTTAATATTTATCGTTGTATTGATGTATGGATAACACAAAAAACTACTAGTAGACTTGAAAAACAAAATCTTTCTTTTAAACCTAATATTATTCGCAATTGTATTACTATTGATGATAATTATTTGAAAATTAAATTAAAAAACAAAAAATTATACGACAAATTAGAAAATAATATGAAAAAAGATGATGAACTTGAAGGTGTATATTTTAGAACCGAGACTACATATACAAGAGATAAAGAATATGAAAGTTTTTATATCTTTATACCAAAAAATATTGAATTTTTGATTGATTTTTTAAAATTTTTACAAATAGAAATACCAGATAAAGGAGATTTTGATGATTATTTAAGACATATATATGGTTTAATATACGAAATAGATAATTTTTTTAATGCAAAAAATTTACAAAAATTAACTCAATTACTTAGACTTAATCCTCAATTACATACACTTAATCATAAACGTTCACTATCAAAAGAAGGAGGAAATAAAACGAGAAAAAACAAAAAAACGAGAAAAACGAGAAAAACGAGAAAAAATAATAAAACAAGAAAAAATAATAAAACAAGAAAAAATAATAAAACAAGAAAAAATAAAACCTTTTATTATTTGTAAGAATGTTTTTAGAATGGGTAACCATTATAACCGTAAAAAGTTATAATTGTGAAATATCCTAAAGGTTTTCGGTGAGTTTTTACTCCACCAGAATGAAAAAAATATTTTTTTAGTAATTTTTGTCATATTTTTATTTTCGGTTGGTAATATATAATGTCATCCGTAACTCCAAATTATTCATTCAATCCAGCTTATTTAGGTGTGTCTATGGTATCTCGTGGTAAACTAGGACCATTAAAAAAACTTATGAAACCAGTATTTACAGATAATTCTATGGTTTATTACAAACAAGGTAGTTTGGCAGCAGGAGGTATTGGAACTGTTCGAAATTCTAATATGAAAGCAAAAAAAACATAGTTATGTATGGATGAGACATTCAATCATTTTTTTCGCCTAAAACCATATTTGATTCAATAAATTTACGTAAATATTCTTCGTGAAAAACCTCTTTTTTCCCTTCATGTTTTTTATAAAAAATATATTCTTCATCGCTTTTTTTAACAGTCCATCCTTTATCTAATGCATTCATAATAAAACACATTTTTTGAAAATATATTCGTTCTAATTTGACAGAAGAAGATGCAACTAATTGTTCCATAAGAATGAGAACCAACAATATACTAGAACAAATGATTATAAAAAATCATTTTTTCCGACAATACCATATAAAATTAAAATTTCATGTATAATATAACAAAAAATAAAAATGGAATCAAATTCAACTAAAAATCAAATAAAAAGACGTGATCCTGCATCTCATACTATAGATAAAAAACATTCAGAAAAATTGGAACATTTTCATCGAATAGAAAAAGAGATTATACCCAAATTAAAAGAAGAAATTGAAATTATTAAAGAAGAACTAATAAATTCAACTACAAATAAAAAAAATACTACGGAGAATCATCTAGAAAAACAGGATAAAATAAAAGTTTTGAAATCGAAAGTAAGAGATTTAAAACAAGAAAAAAGGAAATATTTTTTAGATAATTCCCTTTATATTTTCAATTACTTTGAAGAAAAAAAACAAATATCTTCTGGTGAAAAACAGAATGTGAATGTACTCAATTCTTTTTTCAAAATAAAAACGAATGTAAACGATGTTAGTATGGAAAAAATTAACAAAATTAAACAAAATGTCAACAAATATTGGAAAAACGTGGATAATGAAATTACAAATATCAAAGATTTTGTAATATCTACTGATATTTGTCAATCATGTAATCGTGGAGAGCTTATTCCTCAAGATGAAGAAGGAATTCTTATATGTAATAACTCTCAATGTGGAAAATTCATCACGTATATTGTTGATAGCTCAAAACCATCAAATAAAGAACCACCTAATGAAGTTTCATACACGGCATATATCCGTCTGAATCATTTCAAAGAGATACTCTCACAATTTCAAGCAAAAGAAACAACTCAAATTCCCGAATCTGTTATTGATGATATTCGAAATCGTATCAAAAAAGAACGTATCAAAGATTACGCACAAGAAATTAATTATGATAAAATGCGTGAAATTTTACGTAAATTGGGCTATAATAAATATTTTGAACATATTCAATATATTAATTCTATTTTTGGTATTCGACCACCTATTATGAGCGATGAACTTCACGAAACATTATGTGTTCTTTTCATAGAGATTCAAAAACCATGGGCCGTACATTGTCCAGCAAACCGTACTAATTTTTTCAATTATACATATACACTTTATCAATTATGTGTATTGTTAGATCAAACACAATATTTACCTTATATTCCTATGATGAAAGATCGTGAAAAACAATTAGAACAAGATATGATATGGAAAAAAGTATGTGCGGATTTGGATTGGTGTTATTATGCGACTGTATAAAGAACTGTCAATATTTTAAATGTTCAATGGTCTAAATTTTCATCATAGAATAAATGGATTGTTTCGATCATTTTTTCTGTTTTATTTTCTGACCAATATCTTATTTGTTCATACAATGTATTCAAACGTTTTTGCCATAATTTTTGTTTTTTTGGATTAATTACAAACAATCCTGTTTTGTTTGTATGCCATTCTGATCCTACTTTTTTTCCATCTTTCTCTATATAATTGTCAGGATTGAAACGAATAAATACGATGGGCTCGAACTGTTCTTTAAATTATTCACAAATATTAAATTTTTATTTTTATTATTTTATTATTTATATATTGATATAAAGATTAACTTATGTAGTATATTGGGGTGGGAGTAGTTTGTAAGTTCTATAATGAATACCTTTTATAACGGAATAATAATCCTGCATGCGATTAAGGAAGTGGGTCGCTGAATTC